GGGCGTTATTCCCGATCGTCCCTTATGGCTGTCCACCGGATGTCTTCGCCGAACCTGGAGAATCGCCGGAGCAGCGAGCGTTTCGGCGGTTCCCGATCAACTCACATAAGCCCGGCCGATGATGCCTGATACTCTCGGAGATCGGTTCTTGGATCTTGAAGACCCCGGCACAAGAGAATTCCTCGGACGGTTATTGGATCTTTGGGATCGCTCGCAAGAGCGAATCACTTACTCGCCGTTTCGAGAGAATGTCCTGAATGATCCTCCGGCTGTTCTCAATTTGCTGAACGAGAATGAACGTAAGCGGCTCAGCGAAGAAACCGATCGCTGGATCGTCTGGCGCGGCAAGAGCGGGCAAAACTTCGATGACTTGGAAAAAATCATGAGGGGAGCAAGCACCAATGGTCGATAACGTTATCTCATTACGCGATCAATTCCGCCCGGTCCCCGAGCTTGTTACTCGCCGTATTATGTTGGCGAGCGACTTCTGGGGCATGGAGAAGGAGCCAGCCCCGGATGTCGTCGATGGTGTTATTCCCACGCGCACCGCTACGCTGCTCGCTGGCCGGGCGGGGTTCGGTAAGACCTACATGATGCAAATGCTGATGATCGCCGCGGCAGTGGGGCGAGATTGGCTGGGGTGCCCCGTTAGAATGTGTAAATCATTAGGAATCTTTGCCGAAGATCCGAAAGAAAAACTTCAGGAGCGGCAGGAACGGATTTGCAAACACTATGGGATAGACGATATCGACCTTGCTAATACCGTAAATATCATGCCCAATGACGACAAGGATTTTGTGCTGTTCTCGTGTTTTCGACAGCATGGCGACGGGAAACCGCGGACACTATGGCATCAGATAGAAGAATTCTGCGCTGAGGAAGGTATAGAGCTAATAATTCTCGACAATGCGCAGAATATCTTCGAGGGTAACCCCGGCGCGCCGCGTCATGTAAATAGCTTTCTTCGATGGTTCAACGCTCGTGCCAGAGCACTCAATTGCGCCATTGTTATCCTAACAAATCCTCCAAAGGACCGATCAAATTACTTTTCCGGTATCCAGACATGGGAAAATTCGGCTCGCCATACGCTCTCACTGAGCGCACTCGTTGACCAGCAAGGAAAAGATATAGACGGCGAGCTACGCCTCAAGGTAGAGAAGAGCAACTATTTGCCATACAACCATCCCTTGAAGCGCAAAGGAATTACGCTTGGATGGGATGACAATGTCCTGGTACACCGGCCAACGAACGAACCTTCCTTATTGGATCAGCTAGGCAGGATGGATCTCGACTTCCGCATTACCAAAGCTGTGCGTCACTCGGTCGATATCCTCGGCCATGTGTTTGCAGCGAATCCGCAAAGCCCGAATTACCTGCCAGGAAAGCTTGCCGGCCAAAAGCAATGGCAGCATATAGCGTATGCTGACTTAGTAGCTGCGGTGGAGCGCCTTTTGACGGACGGTCCTTTAGTCAAAGTGAATGTGAAAGACACGTGGCTGATACGCGCCCGGGATGGACAGCGGTATCTTGGCGAGGCTGCATCATGATCATACGAATCCCAAAGAAAATCCGCCGCGATAAGGCGAAGCAGTACAGCTCTCGCCCAGATGTCAAAGAGGGCAGAAAGATTAAATCGAATCGCGGCTGAACGGTTAGCGCTTGACATGCAGCGCCCGCTTGGTCCATCCAGCTTACGAAAGCCCAAGTGACAGCCCTACTTGGTTAAGCTTGGTGAAGTGCCGCATAGTACCCGCATACCAGAAATTGCTCGGAACCGTGACCCATAGGACGAGCGGCCTGCATCAGCGCCTCGTAGGCATACGCAGGAACGGTGAAAGCGCGGTGCCCCCAGAGTCTGCCGGGGCATCGTTCAGGGAGCCGAAAAAATCCCTGAAGGCGGACGGGTGAACTAACCCCGGGTCTCGTGCACGTGGCACGGGATCACCACCGAGTACGCGGCAGTGTGTAGAGTCACTGCTTGCCCTAAGGACACGGGCACTGCATCGAGCGGGGTTGAGCTTGCCCCATATCATGCAGGCGGAAAGGGTCCGGACTCTGAGTCTGAGTATGACCACCAGAACAGGATGACAGGAATGGCTGAAATCTCTGACTACGGCATCGGTCTTCGTGACAGACAAAGGCAGATCCTGGAGGAGATTACAAAACTTCTACTTGCTTGGGGCCACCATAATTCACCGAGCTGTATAACATGCACTACAGTGCGATTGATTGTCGCTGGGATAACGGCATTACCCTATGATGATGTACGGATTATAGATGGAGTTAAAATAAGCGGACGTCCATCATGACGGTTTCCCCCCAAGAGTGCCCCAGCTGCAAGCTAACTCGGAAGATCCACGCGCAAGGCTTGTGCGCTGGTTGCTATAATCGGACCTGTCGGGAGAAGCGGAACGGTTATCGTTGGCCGTCAGAACTAGTAGCAACTCTGCGAGAGATGGCTCAAAAAGGTGATCTTAGGATGAGACAGATAGGCGAGCGTCTTGGCGTGTCAAAGAACGCGGTGTGTGGGAAGCTCGATCGGTTACGCGACGAAGAGTACGACGGTCCTACGGCGATGGATCGGCTCCAGGCGCTCCACGATAGAATGGACGCGGTGCTTGCCGAGTGCGGAAGAGTTCGGATGTACCGGCCAAAGAAAGAGCTCCTTGCTCATTGGGGCTTGGTCTCACAATTCCCGTCTAGCCGCGTAAGACCCACGCCGGCGCCCAATAGGTGAGACATACGGGGAATTTCTATCGGAGCACCTCCGAGGCAGAATGTACCGGGCAACAAATGAACGGGAAGCCTGGTCGGACTAGATAATGCCCATTTGATGCTGTCCGTATCTTTGCCGCCTGAAGGCGCAAGATATACCCCTTCAGAAATCGGGTGCTCCCGATTGCCGATCATAAAGCCGACGGCCACGCCGACGGCCATTCCGTAGCAGAAAATGGGGATGGCAATACGCCAAGAGGTCATTATTCTCCTCCATGGAGGGCGTACAACAGAAGCTCGATCGCGAGCCATATCCCAGCCCAGCAAGCGAATCCTAGGAAGAGAACGAAGGGGATGGCTATGTGCCACGGCCACAAATCCTCTTCCGGCTCTCCGATGCAGTGGCGGTCGGTCATGGGGTTCGCTCCTGCGTTTCCTGATCTTCGCGCTCAGCAATCAGTTTGCGGAACTTGCGAGCGAGCGCGAGCGGTGTACGCGATCGGAATTTCTGGTTATCGATCTCGCCTTGGCCGAACGCCGCAATAGTCTCGGCTGCGCTCTCATAGGACTCTCCCGAGTCATACATGAGCGCGAGCCGACGAAATTGCGTCTTCTCAAACCATTCGGCGGAAGGATACGCGTTCGCGCGAATAACGGCCTCGCCGACTGCGTGTTTCCAAAGGAAAAAGGGCATCGTTGCGCGTGTGGTCATCGGTTTCGCTCCTATGGGATTCGTTTCGCGATTTCGTCGGCGAGATGTTCGACCATGCCGGAGCGCTCGTCGATCAGCGCCAACAAGTCACACCATACGCCCGGCCGAGGCTCATCCTCCCCGCTCTTCCAGCGCCGCACGGTGCGCCTATTCACGTCGAGGGCTTGAGCTAAGTCCGACTCGTAGCGAGGGCCGTACAGCGCTTCGCCCGCGGCCCGTATAAGATCGGCGGAGGTCATGAACAACACCAGTCAACATCTTGAGGGGTCCATCGCTCTTCTGGGCATAATGCTTTGAGCAGGTTTAATACCGCGCGACGTTCTGCAATCGTAGTCTTCCCACGCTTGGTTGATTCGCATTCCGCCTCGCAAAGGGCGCGCACTAAGGTTTGTGCAGTATCCCGTGTTTCTTCTCCCCGGTTCCGCTGCGAGCCCTATGCCCGCAGATCGCTACGCAGAATTTGTTGAGCTTCCAGCATCCGGACGAGCTTTGCCGCCCAATCAGCTGCCATTTCAGCCTTGCCGCAATCCCGATATGCGATCGCTTTCGCTAGCGCTTGGCTGATTTCGCTCCGAGTTGCTCTAGATGTCATCGGTGGCCCCTTTTCGACCCATTCGCAGCGAGCCCATCGCCCATCTGCTACGTCACATATATATGCCTCTTGACCATACCTGTCAAGCGCCCATTTATACGGGATGGATGAGATCGACAAAATCATCGACGACAGCGACCGAGCTTCCGTGGAAGCGCGCTTATGGCAGAAAGTCAAGAAAGGCGCGCCTGACGAATGCTGGGTGTGGCAAGGAAGAATCAACCCGCAAGGGCAAGCCATGATCTCAGTTAAAGAGCGAATGCACGCGGTCGCGCGTGTCTCGTATGCTCTTTATGGAGAAAAGCCACTCTTAAAGGGCCGACAGGTCTGCCATCGTTGCGATAACCCGCCGTGCATAAATCCTGCGCACCTTTTCCAAGGCACAGCAATAGAGAATGCCCAGGATTCCTGTCGGAAGCTGCGCAGACGGCGGAAAATCAATCCGGAAGATGTTCGCATAATACGTAGAGTCGCTATCGATAACAAAGGTGTGGCGGAGTGCATGATTAGATACAATCTAACCGCGCAACACGTCAGAGACGTCGCACGGAAAGCTAAAGGCGCCTGGGATTGGCTGCCGGATTAACTCGCCAGAAATGTTCTAATCACTCTGCTCCCGCACCCGCCTAACCCGTCTCTCCCTACTCGCCGCCTGCGCCTTAGCCAGGCTCTGCCGCCGATCCCGAGCCACCTTCTCGTCCCGCTCATCCGGAAGCTTCAAAAGCCGAATAACTTCAAGCCGCTCCGCTAAGTCAGCCTCAAGATACGACGCTAACCGCTCCCGCCTGCGCAAAGGCATACGAGCTTGGCCGTTGATGTATTTTGCCGCTGTGTGCCGAGAAACACCCACAAGCTCCGCCAAAGCCTGCCTGCGCCCAGGGTAACGCCAAATAGGCCAAGGAACTATCAACCGAAGAACTCGGTCGGCTAGCGATTTTTGTGCGGTAGTCCTGAACCAGAAACCGCGCCGTAAAGCTCGGTTGTGCTGCCGCTGGCCTAACAGCCAAAGTCCCCAGCGACCAGCGAGCGTTGGCGTCAAGCCTGGCGGAAGCGAGGTAGTTTGGCGCTGTGTGGGGGATGGTGGACTTGAGGCCACGTGTGCGAGCGTACCTGAGAACGCGATCGCCGGAAAGTCTGATCATAGTGTGGGATAGGATGTGGGTACGCTGGCATAAGCGATGATCACATCGTTGATTTCAATAATGTTTTCGATATAGTATGGCGGAGGACGGCTCCGTCTAACCCATTCGGTAGCGGTGATCCCACCGCTCAGGCGTCGGGACGCGGCTTGGCAAATCCTGAGTACCCCCATTTGTAGTCGCCCCCAGAACCGTTGGCTTGACTACCCCGCAGTATGATGTTATCCTCTATAAATGCTGGACGGGAACAACTACAATGACTTGCGTGGTCGCAGGTTTGGGGAGTTGGTTGTATTGCGCGATGTGGGCCGCGACCGGCGTTATGTGAGGTGGCTGTGTGAGTGCTCGTGCGGTTCAGAGATTTTGGTTAGGAGCGACAAGTTAGTAGGGGGTCGCCGGTGGTGTTGCGACTGGCGGGTTCACCGAGACAAGGGTACTCGGGCGGTTCCAAGAGAGCATAGTGAGCGCAGTAATCCGAGCGAATATCAGAGTTGGCGGCACATGATCGCGCGGTGCGAAAATTCTAACCATGATAATTTCAAGAATTACGGTGGCCGGGGGATCGGGGTTTGTGAGAGATGGCGCAAGTCATTTAGTTTATTTTTGTTAGATATGGGTCTCCGGCCGTCTCGATTGCACTCGATAGAGCGCGACGATGTTAATGGTGACTATGAGCCTGGTAATTGTCGATGGGCGACCACGCGAGAGCAAAGTCGGAACAGGCGAGATACCGTGTTTATCGAATGGGGAGGGGATAGGCGGAAATTGGTGGAGGTGTGCGAGGAGTTTGGGGTGTCGAGGTCTGTGGTGGGGAGTCGTCTGAGGATTGGGTGGTCCGTGGATCGGGCTTTGACGGCGCCGGTCCGAAAGAAGCGTAGCGTGAAACGTTACCATTGAAACGTTACCGGCTTGGTGATACGTTACACATTATGAAGCCGCCGGTATGCAGGTTGTGCCATGAGGCGCACTGGGGTTTATGCCCGAACGTGTCAAGGGGTGTGGGCGCTGGAGTTTCTGAGCGAGATCGGAGAGGTTCGGGCCGAGGCGTTGGATCGGCTAAGGAAGCGGTCATTTTTGCCGAGGGCGGGGGGCAATCTTCAGCCGCTATGGGATCTGGTGTTATACGAGGTGGGGTTATACCCGCCGCGCTATCCGGTTCCGGCGTTGTGCGTGGAGAGACGGGGATGACGTATGCCCCACTTGGGGAGTGTGGGTATTGCGATCGTCGTCGTCTGGCGGACGGGGCGCGGGTGAAACGTTTCAGGGACAAGCGGAGGAGGGAGGGGAAGTGAGGATCGGCGATGTTGTTGTGCTGTCGGATGGGGTAGATCGGGTGGAGGATTGTCCTTTCCCGAGGGTTCGGATGACTGTGATAGGTCTGCGTGGGGGGACTATCGATGTTGCGTGGTTGGAGGATGGGGATATTCGGGAGGCGAGTTTTTGGGAGGGAGATTTAGAGGTGGAGCAATGAGGGCGAACTCTGAAGGGGTCTTTGCGATACGCATTCAGCGCTTGAGCGGGGGGGTTGTGGAGATGGCTATGCTGCGCGGTTTGGAGCCATTTGAGCCGGTTCAGGTAGAGATTTGGGAAGGGACTGATTGTGAGGAAATCACGATCGGGGATCGCGATATGGCTGAACACCGGTGAGTATCCTATGACACCAGCCGAATATGCGCTGATGCAATTCCTCGACCGAGCGCTCGGTCAGCCAGGCCTACGCCACGCAGCTGAGCTACATAAAGCCGTTGTCGCCGAAGCGGTCGCCGCCGAGCGCGAGGCGTGCGCGCAAATTGCTGATGACCTTTGCGCACGGAATGTTGCCGCGACGATCCGAGGAGCAGCGGGATGATCGTGGATTACACTTGGTTTGACGCAGTTAGGGCAGGCGTGGGTTGTGTGCTTTTCTGGCTGCTCGGCTACGGGATGGGATTCCGCGCGGCATCTCGGGAGGCAGATCGGATGAATGCGATGCTGGCGGCGAAGGCGAGAGGAGAGGATTAAATGACAGATCAGCTCACATTTTACGACGTATGCACGGATGAGAACCGTCCCGCGACCCAAGCTGACATTGACCAGATGCAGCGGCACATCGCTTCTCTGTCGGCGTGGGTCTCGTGGGACATCGATACGGCATGCGATCAGGATTACGGCTTCAAGCTTGCCGTTTACCCGAGCCGGGGACGGCCGGATCTCGTTTATGTTGCCGAAGACAAGGCGATCGAGCCCTACCCTGGGATAAAGGATGTGATGGGCAGATCTTGCTATCCGGATGTCCCGCGAACCAAATTCTCTCTCCGTTCTGGGCTCGCGCCCGGCTTTGCTGCCGAGATTGTGCGGCGCTGGAATGCGTATAAGTGACGCTTGATCCTGACGAGGCTTGGTTTGCCGAGCATCCCGACCGGAAGATCAGGATTCGCTTGCCGGGTAAGGGGCGGGCTCCGGACAAGACGGAGAGCGAGGAGGAGTTTCGCTCGCTCGGGTCGCATCCGAGGTCGAGGCGCCGGATCATCGTGGCGACAATCAGCCCGCAACTCGCTCGGCCGGGGATGAAGTTCATGAAGATCCCATTTATTTTATTTGCGGACGAGACGGTGGAAGATCGGGATGATGTGCTGCTGCTGATCCTTGACGAGATCATGCGGGATGCGGCACGGGATTTGAGGAGAAGATGAGGTGGGTGGTTATATGTCTGGGTTTGGCTGCGTGTGGGCGCGAGGTGGATCTGTGTCCTCACGGCCGCATGATGAGGTTTGTCCCGACGCCGGAGATCACGGCTTTTGATCTGGCGCAGCTGCTGGCAAATCTTCATGGTCTTCCTGGCCTTGGGTCGGCGATTTGCGTTGACCGGGATAATCCCGTGCCATCTTTGGTAGAGAAGTTTTTCAGGGAGGCGAAATGATGAGCGACTTTGGGAAGGCAGGCTCACAGGTGTTTGCGATGTGGGTGCGACTTTATCAGCAATCGCCAGAGTTGATGGCATTACTCAAAGCGGCTAGGCGAGACAAGGAACTGCCTGACAAAGAAATCATCATTGAATCGACCGCTAGAGGCTTTAATGCGTGGGTCGATCCTGATGGACTTCCCGACGCGCCGCTGTCGGAGCGGGGGTTTGGAGTGCGCGATGGCGATGGATGAATTTCTGCCGCGGGCGCCCGATGCGAATCTGGTGTGGTCTCCGCCCGACCCGATCGTCAGCATGATCGAGTATCATGGGATGATCTTTGTCGCGACGAGCAAGCAGGTGTTTGTGAAGGGGAATGACGACGTGATGCGCCCGCTCAAGTTCCAAACTCCGACGGATGATTGATGATGTCTACTCAGCGATGCTGGTTTCAGAAAGGCGGCGAGGACATTACCGAAGGGATAAATGTGCGGTGCAAGTTCAAAAGCCCGGGGAATCTGGAAATTTACGATGTGCTGCATAATGGTGAGGTGATCGGCGAAATTTATGCCGGGTATCCTCAGAACATGGTGGATGGGTATTCCTTTCGCTTAGAGGATGTCTATGACGCTTGAGATGCGCTCGGTTTATTCCTCGCATGTGGACGCGATCGGCTATGATCCCGAGACGGAGGAATTGCATGTGAAGTACTCCTCGGGGCGGACCGCAGTTTATGATGGCGTGCCGCCGACTGTGGCGGATACGGTGCAGTCGTCAGTCGTCTGGTCGATCGGCGAGGCGCTTCATGCGCACGTAAGAGGAAAGTACAGGCACCGCTATGTCTGAGTTTCCGGTCCATCGTGTCGAGATGGCTGGCCTCAGACTGGCGTGGGATCATTCTCGCAAACTTAGGAGGAGGCATCCCGATATTCCTTACATGGTCTGGTTCGATCGAGTGTCTACGCCTTATATGATGGCAAAACTCGCGCGCCGCATTTGGGCGAGAGGTCACAACATAGAAGGATGGACATGCCCTCGCGTCGGGTATCGCTTAACACATAAGGTTTTGGTTGGATGAACAATCTAACCGTAGCCGGCCGGATTGGGCTTGCGATCGTGACGCAGTTTCTGTTGATTGCGGCTTGTCTGTTTGCCGTCTGGGACAAGGATCAGCAATTGCAGCTTCTTATTGCCGGGGCAATTATCGCCAACGCAACTACGGCGGTGAATTGGTTCTTCGGCTCGTCGGCCGGCTCGGAGAGGAAGGATGACATCATCGCGTCTTCGACCCCCGGCAATGGCAAGGTTCCATGACCAGCGAGCACTACCTCCGAGAGATCGCCGAGCTGCTGAAGGAGATGAACCTGCGACTGGCGCGGATCGAGGCGTACTTTGGATCCTTCCCTGATTTAAAATTCGATCCGACTAAGGGATGGAAATTCGATTTGGGGCATGATGAAATCCCCCGCTGACGCCTTCCGCGACATGGCCGCTCGGATCGAGCGCAACGAGGCAAACGAGTTTGCCGGGGCGCTGTTGCTTGTGCCCCCGGACGGCGGCGCTCCGCTAGAGATCCTGCTCGTGAAACAGGCGCACGATCTCGCACTCTTTTGGTCCACCATCACGGCGGCGGTGACGATCGCATCCCGGGAGTTCGAGGAGCGCGCCCGCAGCAACGATCCGTTCCGGCGATGACGTGTTTTGTCCCTCCGCAATACCGCCATCTGAAATGGCACGTTATCAAAGGGGAACTTCTGCTGCGGCACGACGATCCTGAGTATGAAGGTTTTTATGAACGAGCCGAATGGGTAAATGATGAACGGAATGGATCAACCGAAGGTGGTTATTGGATAAGATGGGGATATTGCGGCGATTTTCCTTCGCTTTGCCACGCAAAATACATAGGCCCGGCGCTAGATCAGGAATCTCCTTACGCGCCTATTGACGATAGGCTAATTGGGAGCGCCGTCTGATTGATAGATAGCAGTTTCTTCCATTTTAGACTGGTAGATCTCATTTGGCTGGGGCTTATTGCCGTGCTGGTGTTCGGCGTCCCGCGTTTACGATCGCCCTGGCGTGCGTGGTCTGCACGCAGACGGCGGCGCGAATGGCTGGATAAGTCGAGTTGATCGCATTAGCAGAGACTGTCGGGTGGAACCCCGATAAAGTCCAAGCCTATGAGGATGCCTATGAGATTTTCAGCTCGCAGGTAAGGTTCGCCAGCAAGGAAACCGGCGGTGATACGGTTCTCGCAGATCACCGCTATGAGTCCCAGAAGTGGTTCCTGCGAGCGATCTGGGATGGGCTCGCCGAAGACATCCACGATTTTTCCGTGCTGAAGAGTCGCCAGCTTGGTGTCACCACGGAAGCGCGCGCTCTCGGCACCTTCTGGATGGGCATCCATGACGGCCTCCGGGGAGCTATGGTTTTTGACACCGACTCCCACAAGGAGGAGGCCCGTCTCGAAATCGAGATGATGATTCGCGGACTGCCGAGATCGGTCAAGTTCCCGCGCATCCGCACTCTGAACCGCTACATGATGACGCTTGAGAACGGATCGCTGATCCGCTTCATGAGCGCCGGCGTGCGAACTTCTAAATCTTCTGGGGTGCTCGGCCGATCCAGCGGCATCAACATGCTTTTGGCGTCCGAGCTCTGCAGCTGGGACAACGATGAGGGGATCGTCGCCCTCAAGCAGTCACTGGCGGAAGAATACGAGAACCGCCTTTATATAAAGGAGTCGACCGGGCGGGGGTTTAATGCGTGGCATGAGATGTGGCAGGAAGCCCTCGCAGATGAGCTAAACCAGCGAACGATCTTCCTCGGATGGTGGCTCAAGGACACGCAGGTCATCCGCCGCGGCACGGCAATGTGGGAGAAGTACGGCGCTCCCGAGCCTGTTGATGATGAGCTGAAGCGGATTTACGAGGTCAAGAAGCGCTACGGCTTTGAGATCAGCCGTGAGCAGTTGGCCTGGTATCGCCGGAAGATGGACCCGGCGCGGGAGCGCGACAAAGACGATCCCGAAGACAGCATGCAATTGCAAGAACAACCGTTCACAGAAGACGAATGCTTCATGGCTACCGGATCGACCTTCTTTGATTCGGTCAAGCTCTCCGAGCGGATGGCTCAGGCGGTTCCGCACAAGTACCAGGCTTTCAAGTTCTGGCCGGGTGTGGATTTCTTCACCTCGATGATCGAGCCCGCGCGGACGTGGCGCGAGTGCCAATTGAAGCTGTGGGAAGAGCCGCAACCTGATGCAACCTATGTTATTGCGGCCGATCCGGCCTATGGGCATGACGAGAAGAACGATCGCAGCGCGATTGAAGTTCTTCGATGCTATGCCGATAAGATCGAACAAGTTTGCGAGTACGCATCGGCCTCGACGCCGACGCACCAATTCGCGTGGCTAATCGAAGCTCTGGGAGCCTATTACGGGCTTTATTCAGGTTCGGCGGTCTACCAAATCGTCGAATTGAACGGGCCTGGCGAGGCGGTGTGGCGCGAGATGGTGCAGTTGGTCCGGGCGATCCGCACCGGATATTACGCTGCCGCCGCTCGGGAACGCGGCATTACCGACATGGTGAATAATTTAAGGCAATACCAATACACGCGATCCGACAGCATGACATCAGGGCACTCGTATCATTGGAAAACCACGACGCAATTGAAAATTGCTATCATGGAGCGTGTGCGCGACTTCATTCACAACGGAACAATGCTTGTTCGGAGCCAGGAAACCTTGGAGGAAGCCCGCTCGATCACCCGCGACGGCGACACGATCAAGGCCGAGGGCAAGAAACACGACGATCGGATCTTTACTCTCGCACTCGGGGCTCGGTGCTGGGAAGAGCGGGTTCAGCGCGGATTGATGGCGCAGAACCGCACTAAAGCAGCGGACGTGGCGAAGCGGGCTCTCTCAATGGCGGACCAGTATCAGCTCTTCCAGCAATTCCAGCTTGCGGATTTCTTCAAAGTCAAGCAGGTTGAGCGTTCCATGTGGCAGCGGCAGGCGATGGGGCAGGTGAGGTGGGCGAGAAGGCGATGAGGTGATGATGGCCGTTTTCCGCTCGTATCAGTGTCCCGATTGTGGCGGGGTGTTCCGCTATCTGCACCATCCAAACGATACGCCACCGCCGGACGAATGCGAACTCTGCCACGCCTCGATGATCGGCGAGGATCCGGTGTTCGTTCCCCAAGCCCCTCGGATCGGCACGCAGCTCGGCAAGGGGCAGGATCAGGTCTATCGCCAGATGGAGCGGTCTTCCGAGGCGCGGATGGAGATGATGGCCCAGCACGGCGGCGGTTCCGCGTCCGACTACAGCCACACCAAGATTACCGATCTGCATGACAATCAGCGTGAAGGGGATGTCGCGGCAAAATATGCGCCGCCTCCGAACTACGTGAGCGAGTTCATGAAGCTGAACCAAGGGACGAGCCAGCCGATCGGGGGAGGCTACGCGCCCATGGCGGGAGCGACCGGGATCGAGTACGCCGCCGCAGCGCACACTGGCGCTTTCCCCCACGCCGGGGTTTCGACACGCGACAGGATTGTGGGGAGCCATGCCTCGCTGGCCCGCGCGGTAGAACAGGAAGGGAGGCTGAACAAGAAATGAATATTCTGGTGTTCACAGATGAACAGATAAAGCAACTCCTATTATCGTATTGGTATAGAGAGCCGCCGGATTCTATGGAAAAAGCTAAAATATGTCTTGATCGTGTGATTAGCGAAGCGGTAATTCGACAAAAGTTAGAAAGGTTGGATACTGACGCATGAGTCTTCAGGAATATATTCAATCGGTAAATTGGGATTTGTTGCGGGTTTGTTTTATCGAAAATAGCTGGCTTCTTCAGGAAAAAGAAAGGTTGGAGTCAGCACCTAAAATGTGATCCTCTCCGACAACGCCAAAGATCTAGCCAAGCAAGCCCTTGACATCATTGATATTTGTCGGGCATCGCAAAGCCAGCGAGCGGCGGCCTATCGCGTGTATGGGCAATGGAGGGAGACAGGGAGGGCCGCAGGGCCGCTGGCTCTGGCGAACGTTCTCTATTCCCATCTGCAACGCACCGCCTCGCACTTGATGAGCCCGAGCGAGTTGCGGTTCCAGATCGATTTCGAGCAGCATTATCCGAAAGAGATTCAAGACAAGGGTGCGATGGCCGCGCGCGCTCTAAGCCGGGAATGGGAGCGCAAAAACATCGACATACTTTTTGGGCGCGGCGTCTTCGAGGCGTTGAGTTACGGCGCTTGCATTCTCAAGAGTCTCTCGAAAGAGAATGGCGGCAAGCACGATGTCGGAGCCAGACTCGTCCAGCCGTGGGCCTTCTCTGTCTACAACGAAGGGGTCGACGCACTCTCCGACCAGGAAGCCGTCATGGAGACGGTCTACCTCTCCAAGCCCGAAGTGTGGCGGCGCGTTCGCAATCTTCCGGATGCCGAGAAGCTGTTCCGCCGGATCATAGCTTCGTCAACCAAAGAATCCGGTGTGGGGATTCCGACCTCGTTCATGCACCAGGTGCTATCGACGGCCGTTCTCGACGTGAGTTTGCAGAATGCCACACGCCCTCAGCCTGGCGGGGTTGTGCAGCTCACCAACGATCCGAACTTCGCGACCCTCGGACCCACGGTCGCGGCCGAATTGTTTCCCATGCACGAACTATGGATAAAGGACGACGAGCGGCACGACGATTGGACAACCGTGCAAATCTTCGAGCCGGATGTTCTCGTAGCCCCGCTCTATAAGCACTGCAATCTCTTCGCTCCCGACACTCTGCCCTATGGATTGATCCAGCCGAACGAAGTCACCGACTATTTCTGGGGCAGATCGGAAATCACCGATCTGATGATGCTGCAACAGTGGCTGACCACTCACCTCGACGACATCAAGAGAATTGTAGGCAATCAGGCCGATGGGTTCTTCGCCTTCCCCGGCATGGATGGGTTGTTGGATGAGGAGTACGTAAGGCGCAGATCCAGCGGGTTCATGTCCATGCCGCCCGGTTCATCGGCCGTTGATCTGACCCCAAAGCTTCCCCCCGAGTTCGTTCCGCTGATCAAGGAGATCCTGTGGATGATGGATCGCGTCTCGGGGTTCGCCAATATTCTGTCGGGTGAGGGCGAGCCTGGAGTTCGAGCGGGGGTCCATGCCGACACGCTGAAGAGAATGGCGAGCCCGCATCTGCGCGACCGCTCCCTCTTGGTCGAGAGGCAGTGTGCCGAACGAGGGGATGCTACCCTTGCGGCGATGGAAGCCAAAGATGCAAAAGTCTATTGGGCGAATGCCGAAACCAAAGAGGAAGGGGAATTTCTGCTGAACAGCCTCCCCGACGACCGCCGGGTTTCAGTAGACTCGCACTCTTCTTCGCCGATCTATCACGACGACAACGCCAACCTGATTTCGTTTGGCGTGAAGCTCGGCTTCATTACCGGCGAGTCGGCGATCGAGGATCTAGCGTTTCAGCACAAAGACAAGCTCATTCAGCGTCTGAAGGAGAAGGAGAAGCAGCAGCAGGCTTTGCTGGAGTCGCTTCCTCCCGAGGAGAAGGCGAAGGTTTTGGCTGGGCACGGCCATCGTCGCTAATGTCAGCCTCTGACATTAGATAGACTGCTCCGCAGCAGTCGCACGTCCCCGTGTCTCCCGCGTAGCTGACCTCCCCGGCGCAAGTGCTCGTCTGGGAGCACGGGTGACTCATCCCCACTTTGCGTTTTGCCGCCATGCCTCTATGTCCTCTCGGTAATAGTAGATCCGGTTGACCTCTCGGTAGTACGGCGGTCCCCACTTCCGCTTACGCCAATTGTCAATGGTGCGCTCGGAGACGCCTAACTCATGGGCCAGCTCTTTCGGGCCGATTTTATTCGGGCGTCTGTCTTGGCCGTTTTGCACCACGTTTCTATAACGTGCGTTCCGTCGCGGCGCAATAAGATTGCGCAATAGGCTCCCTCTGCGCACAGCATCCGAGGTTCGCGATGTCATCGCGAGTGTGTGCAACCGAGTGGAGTGGTCCTCGATGATTACGATCCCAGGCGTCCGCAGTCGGCGTCACAGGAAAGGCCGCAAGCATTGATCCGCTGCAAGCGGAAAAAGCAGCCCAAGCGAGTGCCGAAATGATTCGGCATCGCATGTCGAATCGCCGCTCTTACAGGCGGCGCTAGGTCATGGCCGACGGGGCTCCAAATCCCGCCGGCATGGGCGGTCCTCCTCCCGGCGCACCGCCGCAGGCTCCCACAACGGGACCATCGCCTGCGACGATGCCCGTGGCTAATCGCGGCGAGCATGCAGCGGGATTGGCGCATATTGCTGTTGCGGTCCACATTCTCGAAGAAGCCCTTCCGATGGTCGGAATGGGCGATGAAGCGGGTCGCACAGTTCACAGCTGCTTGCCGAAACTCGCGAAACTCGTTCCTCCGGGGACGGTTTCCTCCGGGATCGAGAATTCGGTCCTGCAAAAGATCATGCTCAAAAACCGGCAGAATTCGATGAACGTTGCCCAAATGCGCGGCGGCCCGCCGCGCCCTGGTGCACAGCCTGGCGCTCCCCCTGGTCCTCCCCCAGGCGGGGCGCCTCCCCCTTCTCCAATGGCGGCATGAGGTCAAGCGATGCCGACTAATATTTTTCAAGATCCGAGCAAGAGCCTCCCGAAGCGTGACGCGCAGATCGTGCGTGTCCCTCTGGAAGACATGGACACGATGACCAAGACGATGCCGACGCCGAGACAGTCAACCGATCTCGGCATCCAGCACGTTCCGAATGCGGGGTCCAAAACCTGATGGCGAAGGTCGAAATCGACGAGACCGAGCTCGCCACTTACCGGCAGGTTTTTACGGCGGTTCGGCAAGGTCTGGCGAACCCTAAGACGCGATCCAAGCTGCTTGAAGTCCAAGCGGAGCTAACGCCGGAAGCGACCTCGCCGGAGATCACGCTTAGGTCTTCCCTCGACGCCTTCAAAACCGAGATCCTCGGTGAATTCAGCAAATTCCGCGAGGAAACGGCGAAGGAGAAGACTGACCGTGAGGAGCGCGATAGTCGGGATCGGCTGAACGCGCGGTGGTCTGAGTCGCAGAACGCAGCCCGTAGCGAAGGATACAAGGGTGAAGCGCTCGACGCGCTTGAAAAGTTTATGGAGGAGAAGGGCGTCGCAGATCACCGTGTCGCGATTCCTGCCTTCGAACGACTGCACCCCCCAGCACAACCCGTGACGACCGGAGGACAGCGATGGGATTTCTTCGGCGCCAAGGAAACCCGCCCGCCAGACTTGAAGGCATTGCTTGAGGGCGACGAAGACTCCTTCCTCGCGACGGCTATTCCGGAAGCGCTCGCCTCGGTGCGTAAGTGAGCATCTTCCAAACGCCTGCGCCCCCAAAGGCAACCGACCGCGATCCGGCGGTAACGCCGATGACCGCGCCGATGCCGCCGCCGATCAATCCCGATCCGCCCGGCGACGTGAAGCACGTCCCGAACAAGCGCTGAAGAGAGTAAGAGATGGCTCTTCCCGGCCAAGGCGTCGTCCCGACAGGCAGTCTTTTCACCGAATTGACAGCAACCACGCGGCGCGCTTTCATCCCTCGCCTGTTTGTTCAGATCTATTTCGCCACTCCGACACTGTTCTATCTTCTCGGTGGCGCGCAGAAAGCAGCTGGTGGTCTGAGCCAGGTCACCATCCCGACGCAGATGAACCCGCTGGTACAGGGTCAGTTCGTTGGGTATGGCGGTGGGTTCAATTCCCCTGTAGTCACACCGGGCATCCAGAACGCGCAGTTCCCGCTGGCCTATTGGGTCGTGCCGGTTCCGCTGCCGTTTGGCGAGACGATCATCCAGGCGACCGATCGGGAAATCTCGATCCTCAAGGCCAGAATGAATGACGTCTGGTCCGTCACCGTGCAAAACGAAGGCGGGTTGATCTTTCAGAACAACACATCCAACACGCTGTTGCCGAACTCGTTCGTCGATGCGTTCGACGATGGTACGAACGTCGCGGTGTATGGCGGCATCAATCGCAATGCGCCGGGCAATACGGCGTGGCAGAGCCAGTATTACACAGCGGCGACCGGGGCCGGCTTACCGGGCACTGCCGGGTATACCCGAGCTACGATGTCGAATCAGATCCTGCAAATCGTCAACAAATCGGGTGGTGAGGCACCGACCTTTGGGGTTATGTACCCCGGCGACTTCGCGACGCTCAACAACGATTTCGTCGGGACTGAGACGATCTTCAAAGATCCCGGACGCGAATACGCGATGGGCACGCCGGTTAGATCCTCGTTCCCAAACCTCAATGTCGCTGGCGTTCCGATCTACGCCGATCACTTCTGCCCCAAGGGGTTCGTCTTTTTCGTGAATGCCCGCTACACGAATATGTATGCGTCAGAGGACGCGATGTACGATTTCAGCGGGTTCTACTCGCTGGTCCCGCTGGGACAGATCGGGCAGCAGGGCGTCGTGGTTCACGGGTACAACATTATTACGGCCAAGCCGGTCGCGAACGCCCAGATCGTCGGCGTCGGCGCTGCGGCGTTCTAAGGGAAATCCATGACTCAGTTTATTGCTGGTCCCGGTCAAGGGCTGCCGCTCCCGCAAGAGCCGTATGCGCCGCATCAGTTCCTACAGGGGATCGCGCCATTCAAAGGGCCGTCGAACGGCGTTTCTCTCGGTCCGGCGGAAACGCTTTACCTTCCTGCGGGGCAGTGGATCGTCTCGGTCACCGGAAGCATCTCCGCGCTGCAATGGCTGAACCCGGTCACGCAGCAGTGGACCAATCTGCTCGGCCCGGGTGCGGCGTGGGGCACCTACGTCCGATCGGACGGGTTTTCCTGGCGCGTCGCCAATCTGTCGGACTGGTGGTACGGCGGGATCGTCACGGCAGCCGGCTCGGCTTACGTCCAGTCTTCGACGACGATCACGGCGGGGACCGGAAACTCGACGTGGGTGGCAGTCGTCGGCGGCGCTCTCGGCACCTTCACGCAGGTAACGCCAGGGTCCGGTTACACCAAGCCTCCGATCGTGTTCCTGTCGAACCCGCCGCCTCCCGGTGTTCAGG